GGTGCCGAATCCAGTGATTACGATGACAAATCGGCTGGCACTTGCTTTGCGCGGAATGTCGCTGCGTGCTGCTGATACAATGGTGCAGAAGATCGCGTCACTTGCTCAAGTGTTTCCTGAAATCGTCGATGAGGTCAACCCGTCATGGTTTATCCGCGAAAGCTCAAGGCTCGCCGGCGTCGATCCGTCATTCCTGCGTCCTCAAGAAGAGGTCGATGCGATTCGTCAAGGCCGTGCTCAAGCGATGCAGGCACAGCAGCAAATGGCAATGCTGCAGCAAGCGGCTGGCGCAGTGAAGGACATTGGCGGCGTCGATAAGGCCAAGGAAGTTGCTCAGGCGATGATGTAGATTTCAAATGGACACAACCATAACACAACTGCTTGCTCCACTGCGGGAAGATGAGAAACCGTCGCTCACCGGCGCGGTGCTTCGCCTGTTTCACAATGAAGATTTCCAACTTGTCTTCAGGTGGATGAACCAAACGTGCGGAGGCGTGTTCGCCACTGTTTTCACGCAATCAAGCGGTGCTGATGCAATCAAAGCCGGTCTAGCAGACGGCAGCAAGGCGCACGTCAGATGGCTGCTCGATACATACCTTTCCCGTTACGACGAGAAACCAGAGAAACCAACAGAACAACTATGATCAACATCACAGAAAACAACGAAGTGATGCGCGATGACGAAATCATCGGGCGCATTGTCGATGACACCATCCGCGCATCCGACAAAATCAGCGGGCGCATCTTGGGACAAATCCGAGATATCGCAGCAAATCCTAACCTAAGAGTGGTCATCACTGAGCCAGTGCATGAGGAACCAACCGAGGAACCAACCGACAAGGAATCCTTGTCAGTTCAAGAGCCTGCTCCATCACGCTGGGACATCAGCGGATTCGGTAACTACTACGAGAACTCGCAGCAATTCCAGATGCGGTTCGTGAATACCTACGGGCCGAGTGAGTTCAACCAGTGGAAAGAAATCAACGTCAAATAAACATCATGGAAACCACAACAACGACCACCGAAACGACTGCGCTTGATACGCAGCTCACACCAACGCCGGCAACGCCAGACATTGCGCCATCGACAGTCACTCGTCCTGATTACATTCCAGCCAAGTTCTGGGATGAGGCCAAGGGCGAGCCAAAGGTTGATCAACTTGGCGCATCTTATCAGTCGCTTGAAAAGGCATTCTCTGAGAAGCGCGAAATCAAGAAACCAGGCGAAAAGGCAACGCCTGAACAAATCGCTGCTTACCGAGCAGAAGTGCGGAAGATCACCGGCGCTCCAGAGAAGCCAGAAGATTACGGGCTAAAGGCTCCAGACAATCTGCCAGAAGGCGTGATTTGGAACTCGGACACTGCCAACAAAGCGGCAACGATTGCGGCAGAGTATGGCATTCCGCCTGAAGCGCTGCATAAGCTGATTGACCTTAACAATGAAAACATGGGCAGTATCATTGCCAAGTCTGCCGAGATGGAGGCGCAGCAGGTTCAGGGCGTGATCGACGGGATGAATACCGAATGGGGCGCAGATGCTCCGAACAACTGGCAGCGTGCAGCTCGTGGCGCATTGGCAGTCGGCATCGACATCAAGAGCAGCAAGTTGGCAAGCGATCCTGAGTTTATCCGCGCATCGTTGGCAATTGATAAGTTCCTGCGCGAAGATTCGGGCTTAATCAGCGGCGACAATGCTTCAGCTACTTACCAAGAGCAGGCCGACCGCATCCGCAAGGGCGACGATTATCAAGGAAAGAATGGCGTGGAGAAGCAATCCGCTGCATTGACGCAGCTTCAGCGGTTGCATTCTGCCGCTACTTCCTAGAATTTGAGGTGCCGCGTTGTGTCGGCGTTTTCACGCTAGCTCTAGCGTCCTCAGTATGAGCAAGGGTCAGGTCGTAATTGGCCTGACCCTTTTCATTGGCAAGCATCTCAAAAATGAGAAAAGTTCTTGCTTTGATTCTCATTTGTGAGAATATCAGTCATCAGCCCTAGCAATAGACAAGCTGGTAGCCGGTCTACGAGGTCTTCATTTGAAGGCAACCAAGGAGCACTGGGAGCAACGACTTCCGACACTGTTCATTCCGAACAGTTCCACTCACCTCATTTCACCACATCCATATCATGGCTACCATTGACACCTTCTATCCAACAGAGTTTGAACGCTCTTTCACCCAGGCTCTCCAGCAGATGGATTCCCGCCTGCTCAATTCCGTTACTCGCGCCGATTTCACCGGCAAAAAGAAATGGTTCAACCTTATCAACGACTCCGAAGCTCAAGACGTGCTTGTCCGCAAGGGCGACACTCCTGATGGCGAATTCGACGGCTCGAAATACTGGCTAACCCAGCGCCCGAAGGAAAAAGTCACCGTCTTCGATGAGTTCGACAAGCACTTCCTTGGCTCTATCGTCCTCCCAACGAGCGATGAAGTCCAGTCCCACGCGATGGCATTCAACCGTGCAATCGATGATGTGATCATCACTGCTTTTGACGCTACTCGCTACATCGGTGAAGACGGAACAACTCCAAATCAGTTCGACACTAACTACTCTCTCGCCTCGACCTACGTTGAGAACGGCACGAGCGCAGCTAGCGGTCTGACCATCGGCAAACTCCGTCGGGCTAAATACCTGATGGACTTGGCCGAAGTGCCAAACGCTGACCGCATGCTTGTTTGCGGTGCTCAACAGGTGCAAGACCTCCTTCGCACCACGGAAGTCACCAGCGAAGACTACAACAGCGTCAAAGCTCTTGTGTCTGGTCAAGTTGACACGTTCCTTGGCTTCAAGTTCCTGGCCTCACAGCGCCTTGCACGCGATACCAGCACTGACATCCGCTCTGTGTTTGCCTTCCACAAGTCGGCAATCAAGTTTGCAATGTCTGACCGCAAGGTGCAAATGGACATCCTGCCTACTCGCCGCCACGCCCTCCAGATCCGCTCGACCATGATGCTCGGTGCTGTCCGCACTGAGAATGAGAAGGTTGTTCGTATCTATTGCGATGAGTCCCCATAACCACTAAGCTGAGAGGGGCGGTGTAAAAGCCGCCCCTTTCTAAACCTACCCACTATGGCCGAACGCATTACATACCAAGTCAGCATTAAACCTGGCCGCAATACAATGGATTCTACCGCCCTTGAAGGAGGCGCGGAAGAAGAGCTTGTTATTGATGCCACAAATATCGTGGCGCTACGTCGCTTTATTCGGCAGATTGCTAAGGCATCAACAACGCCAGTCACTGACATTGTTACTGCAATCAATGCAATCGCCGATCCTGGCTACCCAATCCCGACAATCTAAACACCCGTTAAAGTTCAACACTCAATAAAATACCATTATGGCCGCACTTACAAATACTACCCTCTTCACCAATCAAGCCGCTGCGCTTCTTGATGGCTCCGAACGTCCAACACGTTCGCCAGCATCCCTCACCGGAGGCACATTGAAATGCCTTCTTGCCACATTCACCACTACCAGCACAAATGCTACTGGCGACACGTTTAGCCTCTGCTACCTACCAAAAGGCGCAATCGTATCGCGTGGCGACAGCTACGTTTCCTGTGTTGATCCTGGCACTACTTTGACGCTCGACATCGGCACATCTGCTAATGCTGACGTTTATGCAGACGGCATTGTTCTTTCTGATGGAAAGACTGTAACATTTGGATCAACTCTTGCTGGCACTGAAGCTGATTTGGCTTTTGTTGCAACAACTGACAACACGCCAGTTATTGTTACACTTGCAAGCGCTGGAACCGTTACTGGAGGCAACGTGCTTTACTTCACGATTGCTTACTGGGACTTCAACTGATTCTAACCTAACCAAAGAGCGGAGCGGTGCGGTTGCATTGCTCCGCTTTTTGTGTATTATCCCACTACTATGGCAGCAACAGCACATGAGATCGCGAATCTGGCAATTGCCCACCTTGGTGGACGTGCATTGACATCACTACAAAATGATAGCACGCAGCAAGCTGCAAGCATCCGTAAGTGGTGGAATCCTGAAGCTGTCACGCCTGTTTACACCGCGCTCGACGAGACACTAAGAGCGCACCCGTGGAACTTTGCCACAGCCCGCAAGCGGCAGACTGTGACATATCACACGTTAACCGGCACGGCAGTTACTGACTCAAGCGGCCTCATCAAGATTACGCACGCAGGACACGGTTATGCTACGGGTGATCGTGTTTATGTAAAGGATGTGCAAGGCGTAACCGTTGCCAATGGTCAATGGTATGTCACAGTAATTAATTCAAGCAACTTTACGCTCGACGATTCGGTGTTTGCAGGCACTTACACAAGCGCAACAGGCAGCGTCGTCGGCATCCCTCAGTTTGCATACGATTTCCAGCACACGCCGCCGACTGATTGTTTGCGCCCAATCTCAATCAACGCAGATGGCGGACAGAACGAGGATGACGGCTCAGACTTCCTGCTCGAAAAAGGAGTGATCCTTTGCGACGACGAAACGATCAATCTTAAATACATCCAGCGAATCACCGACATTACGAAATACCCAGCCGACTTTGTGACTGCGTTCAGCTACCTGCTTGCTTCATACATTGCGTCTGACACCGCCGGCAGTAGCGGCAGGGCAATTGAGTTGCATCAGTTCTTCACAAAGGCCGCAGCACCACCGGCGAAGGCGCGAGATGCCAATGAAGGAAAGGGCAGGCGCATCACTCCGTTCGATGACTCTCAAGTTGTCTTGTCGCGTGGAGGCTATTCACTATGAGTTCACAGTTCCAAACGATCAAAGCGGTCTTTAACGGTGGCGAGATGTCACCGATCATGGATGGTCGCACCGACTCCGAGAAATATGCGACTGGATGCCGGTTGCTCGAGAACTTTATGGTGCGGTCATACGGTGGCGCGTTTAAACGCCCAGGCACTCGTTTTGGTGCTGCTAATGCAGACGTAACAGGATGCGTGCGGCTGATTCCATTCCGTCGCTCGGTAAGCTCTGGCTTTGTTCTCGGATTCAAAACAAATGCCATCAAGATTTGGTCATACTCTGCTGGCGTTTTTACGCTAAAAGCAACGCTCACGACTACTTATACCGAGGCCGAGATCGCAGACCTGCACTTTGTTCAGCTCAATGACCTAATGTATCTCACGGTTGCGACAAAGCATCCCAAGATCATCACTCGCGTTACTGACACAAGCTGGACGTTTACCGATGTTCCCTTCCAGTTTGCGCCTGCGCTTGATCCGCCAGACGATGCGGTGACGTTAAAGCTTTTGTATGATGCAAATTACTGGGATGCTAGCTCTGTTTATTCGCAGGGTAATCTTGTCACGATGCCATTTACTCAGGCTATTACGGGAGCCTCTATCGTGGGAGGCAAGATTCAAATTACGGCCAACGCTCACGGGTTAAGCAATGGCGACTTTGTTGATATCTTTGGAGTCGGTGGTGCAATTAATGCTAACGGCTATTTTTCAATTAGCGGAAAAACAGCTAATACTTTTAAATTA